ACGCTGCTACAAATGTATATACGTTCTACACGCAGGACGGTGGCACGACTTATTACGGCTTCTTAGCTGGGGCGGCAATGTCATGAGTATTGCTAGAATGCTGCAGATGGGCGCAGCTGGTGTTTCTGCTGGTGTTTCTGCTAGTGCTTATGAAGCCCCAAATAGTACAATCCTGAGTAGCTTTAGTAGTCCTGGTTCCGTCCCAACCGGCCTAGCCTTTGACGGCACAAATCTCATTAGTTGTGACATTATTTCTGGCACAATCTACGTTCACTCAGGGGTCAGCAGTACAATCCTGAGTAGCTTTAGTAGTCCTAGTTCCAACCCAACCGGCCTAGCCTTTGACGGTACAAATCTCATTAGTTGTGACTACGGTTCTAAAACAATCTACGTTCATTCTGGCATCAGCAGTACAATCCTGAGTAGCTTTAGCAGTCCTAGTTCCGGCCCAACCAACCCAACCGGCCTAGCCTTTGACGGTACAAATCTCATTAGTTGTGACTACGGTTCTAAAACAATCTACGTTCATTCTGGCATCAGCCGTACAATCCTGAGTAGCTTTAGCAGTCCTAGTTCCGGCCGATTCGGCCTAGCCTTTGACGGTACAAATCTCATTAGTTGTGCCAACAATCTTGACACAATCTACGTTCACTCAGGGGTCAGCAGTACAATCCTGAGTAGCTTTAGCAGTCCTAGTTCCGACCCAACCGGCCTAGCCTTTGACGGTACAAATCTCATTAGTTGTGACAACTATCTTGACACAATCTATAAGCATGGAAAAGGATAACAAATGACACTTATACTACACTCATTGCAGCCGAGGCTATTCCCGACAGCCGCCCAATTTGGAGAACCAAAATGTACATTAAAATAATCGGCGAAACTGCGCACCCATACAGTCTCAAGGACTTACGTAAGGACAACCCTCAAACAAGTTTCCCGCATGATATTCCTGACAACATTCTAGCTTCATATGATGTGTTTCCTACCCGCAATATGGAACGCCCCAAGATTGACGCCAATCAGCGAGCCACACTGTCCGAGAGTTTCACGCAGGTTGATGGCGAATGGGTGCGGGAATGGACAGTGCGGACGCTGACACAAGACGAGGTGCGCGCTGGAATGGTATGCACCAGATTGCAAGGCCGATTGGCTCTGGGCAGGGTTGAGATTGACCGCCTCGACGCCTTCATTAATGGATTTCCGAATAGCTGGGCATTGCGGCAGATCGTAGACAATTCGGTAAACTGGCGGCGCACCAGTCAGGATATGGAGATGCTAGCACACGCGCTTGACTACAGCCCTACCCAGATGGATGAGGCTTTCATCCGCGCCATGGCGATTGAAATATGACCAATCCCGCAAAGCGCATGATGATGACTCTAAGCGACACCACAATGGGCGAGGCCATGACAACCTACCGCCAAGCCCTGCGTGACATACCAAATCAGGATGGGTTTCCGTTTGATGTTGTGTGGCCTACTATATCTTAATGTGAGTACCAGGACAATTTTTAATAGTATTTTCAACAGCTAAATACTACAAACAAGAAGGTAACACATTGGATCATTTGAAATTACATGTACAAGGCCACGTTGAGATAACAGACGTGGACACAGGCGAAGTTATTATGAATCGCCGCAATGCCATTCATCGTGAAAACATGAGTGCTGCAATTGCCAGTTCAATGACAAATACAACATACAGTGATGGACGCGCCGGATTTATTAAAAATATAGTTTTTGGAAACAGTGGAGTAGTAGTTGACGGTAATGGTAATATAACGTATAATACGGTTAATGTCACAGACGTCACGGCTGAATTACACAATCAAACATATTTAAAATTAGTAGACAACACTGTCGATGTTGATCCTGATAACCACACCACAATGGTACACACTGGTGGAAAACCATTCAGTGATATAATTATCACCAGCACACTTGACTATGGCGAGCCTGCAACACAGGATGCCTTGGACGATACAGCCGACCAAGAAGGCGATTTTGTATTCGACGAGATTGGTTTGGTGTCCCAACAAGGTAGATTACTTACACATTTAATTTTTCATCCTGTGCAAAAAAGCGCAAATAGAAAAATTCAAATAGTATATACCGTCAGAATATCAGTAGGATAAAATAATGGCATATACCATAGATTACACAAACGGCAACAAAACAGCAATTACAGTTGTAAATTCCAAGATAAACACCAGCACTGATTTGGGGCTAGTAGGCCAAGGCTACAACAACTTTGGTGAAGTTATTGCTGAAGACTTGCTCCACCTGATGGAGCATTTTGCAAACGACACTGCACCCAGCAAGCCTGTGGAAGGACAAATTTGGTACGATTCATCTGTAAATGCTTTAAAGTATTTTGATGAAACCATTGCCAATTCCGGAAACTGGAAACCAATTGCCAGCATGACATATCAGAGTACAGCCCCCACCACTGTTGGTGAAACTGACGGTCATTTTTGGCTTGACAGTGACACAGGACTATTGCACATTTATTACAATGGATCATGGATTGCAATCAGTGATGTTGTGGGTGATACTCGTGTAATTGCCCGGACACGTTATGACACCGATGATGCAACTCACCGTACATTGGAATTTATAGTTGCTGGTAAAATTGTTAGTATTACAGGTAGTGACAGTGTATCTTGGGCACCACAAAACTCTGGAACAAACACAGAATATTTAGAAGATGGCGTGACATTGTTGAACACAGAATTTCCAACTATCACGCAAGGTATTAACTTGAACACTGCTGACGATTACTTTTTCTCAGGCACAGCAACCAGTGCATTATATGCTGACTTGGCAGAACGTTATTCAGCTGATGCTGTTTATGGTTATGGGCACGTTGTAAAAATCGGCGGTGTAAAAGAAATTACACAAACAACATCAGCATATTGCACAGATGTATTTGGTATCATATCAGACAAACCAGCATTTGCGATGAACAGTGGCGCTGGTCCAAATGCGACGCACCCTTATGTGGCGTTGGCAGGACGAGTACCAATCAAAGTTATCGGTACAATTAACAAAGGTGAACGATTGGTATCCAGCGATGTAGCTGGCCATGCACAAGCAGCAAGCTTGGATGCAGATAGCCGTGCTGTTATTGGTCGTGCGTTGGAAAATAAAATCAATGAGGTCGCCGGACACATTGAGGCAGTGGTGGGAACCAAGTAAGTGTCACTAATTGCAGGTAACCTTATTGAGATTGCAGACTACAATGTTTTAGCGTTGGAGATTAACCGTCTGTTCAGCGATAACACTGTGAATCTTGTGTGGTCCACCAGCAATGTGATTTTAGATGATGTTGTGGACGGTGCTGGTGAATCAGCCAACGCAACCAGAACACTAACCCCTGAGCCTGCCGCCACTGATTTTTTAGTGGTCAGCGTGGCTGGATTAACTTTAACAGCCAGTGTAGATTATACAGTGTCAACCGACACAATTACATATTTAGACCCACTACCAGCCGATGCTGAGTTAAAGGTTTGGAACAGAACAGCCCACAGATATGGTTGGGGCCAACTGGCAAGTGTTTATCCTGTGACTGTGGGTGAATTAATTTTAGCTGATGAAGCCACATTGCAGGCATATTTGCAAGCAAACTTCAACAATTTACTTGACAAAGTAAACATCATGGAAGTTCACATTGGCGGCCCAACAGCATTGACTCGTGTTACATCAAATGACTTGATATATGCAGCTGATACTATTTTGGTTGACAGCACTGTCACAGATGATGTTGTTGCTGGTGAAAATTATTGGTTAAATGACTTGGCCACTGTATATGCAGATGTATTGGCGTTCACTCGTACATATGATTGGAACAATGAATTAATTGGTGAAATGCAACACTCGTGGGAAACATATGACGATTTCCGATATTTTTTCAACTCTGGTAATGAAATTCGTGCCAGTCTCAGCATGACTGGCAACACATCAAATCAAGGCTACAACAACTGGAGTCAAGTATGCAACACAATGGGTACATTGTCAATTAATTATGCAACCAGCTTTCAATCCGGTTCGGGCGGTGAATCTGCAGATCTTGGTGCATATGACCTGACAACTGAATGGCAGACTGTGTTTACATCAGGCTCACCACAATTTCCAACCAATGAAGCAGGCGAATACAACGATCCTGGCAACACATCAGACGAATATGGCGTATATGCAGATCAGGTTATTTTGTGGGAGGCGCGTATCGTTGAAGATGCACCAGCCACAGGAAACATTGCTCTGGAAATTCGTGTGACACTGAATGACAGCGCTCTCAATGTTATCACCACTGGAACAACCACATATCGCGGCAGTTATTTGCTGGCTGATGATATTACTGACAACTCCGCAGTGTTTAGTCAAACAACACGGGTGCCCATCTTTGTTAACACTAACCCATTCGACACCACGGCCACAGTTGATATCACCAACATCACTCAAGATACTGCGGCAGTGGTAACTATAGCCAACACCAGTGTGCTGACTGACGGCAGTCTAGTAACCATAACTGGGGTGATTGGGATGACGCAAGTTAACGACTTGGAATTCAACATCAATATTATTGATGCCACAACCTTTGAGTTGGTGGGTACTGACAGCACAGCATACACCGCTTATGACAGTGGCGGCGTGATGACGTATCCCACAGACGATACGTAACCCACAGAAAACGCTTGACATTTTAAGGATATATACGTATACTACAAAGGTATAACCAAAGGATCTATCATGGATGAACGACTTGAGAAGGCGTTGGCTTTCTCCAACTACCGCATTACAATTGAAAACAAACGTATAGCACTCAAACGCAGATTTGAAACCATGTTGGTAGTACACCACAACAATGGACAATTTACAGCTGACGCAGTAACTATTAGTTTTGTAACAGCTATGATTGCTGAAGGCAACACAGATATGGTATTACTTGATCAAAAAAATATGCCGGTGTCAATTGACGATGCAGACACATTTAAAACCATGTTACTTGAAGCATACTATACAGCAACCAACGAATATGCCAGTGAAATGAAAAAACTTTCGCAGGCGCGTGACGTTAAGAAGGCAATGGACTGGTAATGACCACAGGCGTAGTATTTTTTGCATACAACACTGGTCAAATAGATTATCTCAAACTGGCTGTGGTAGCTGGGCGGTATGTGCGTCGTCATATGCCTGGTCGTGAAATATGTTTGATAACTGACCAAGGATCATGGGATTGGTTCAGTGCAAGTGCATTGGGCGCAATGGCTGAAGAATTATTTGATGATGTAGTGTTGCTGGCGCCGGACCCCACGCCAAACAAGCGCCAACATCGTGATTCACCATATACACGCTTTATCAGTGACTTCAAGAATGGCAATAAGCATTTGGTATTTGATCATTCACCATATGATCAGACGCTGCTGTTGGACACAGACTACATTGTGCAAAACAATTCCTTGGATTATGTGTTTGCATCAGATTCAGCTGTGACCATGTTTGATACAGCTGAATCACTAAATGGCAATCCACCAGCAGCACCACAACAATATCTCAGCAATCAAGGGGTGCCAATGTTGTGGAGCACCGCTGTGTATTTCAACAAGCATGACCCTGTAACCAAGATGTTTTTTGATATGTGGTCGCACGTCAGAGACAACTATGAATTTTATCAATTTTTGTATGGCTTTCCGGGCACACTGTTCCGCACAGACTTCTGTGTGAGCATCGCAGTCCACTTACTCAATGGACAAGGCACTGGCGGACTAATTGACAGCTTTTCCAGACCTATGATCAACATGAGTCAATTAGACGATATTGTGAAAATCAACAACGCAGATGAATGGGTATACTCTATTACTGATCAAGCTGAAACTTGGAAATCATCGCTGACTTCCATCAAGAACGAAAACGTACATGTTATGAACAAACGTGCCCTGGATCGAAACTTCAACGACATTATAGCAGCATTGGACAACACTGTATGACACAGGGATATATATTTCTTGGAGTGGATGACGTAAATAAAACCATGAATATTGAATGTGCATATGCGCTGAGTTTAAGTCTCAAACTAGCAGACCCCACCAGAGAAACTTGTGTGGTGGTGCATAAATTTGCGCATGTTCCAATAAAATATGAAGCTGGATTTGACTATATTGTAGAGTTACCATTTGACCGATCAGATGTCAATCACCATAATATTTTTATCGATTTTTGGCAACTATACTACTGCACACCATTTGATGACACTATGTTTGTTAACACATACTCTTTGGCCATTGACAACATCCAAAGTTTATGGGAAGTTGTCAATATTGACAGTTTGGTGTTTGCCAGTGCTGCTGACTTTCGTGGTGATGGCACAGTGGATATTGCGAATTTCACACCACAGCACAGAAACAAAATTCCCAGCTTTGACACAGACATGGTTTATTTCCGTAAAGATCAAAGGCCCAGTGAGTTTTTTAAAATGGCTGATCCAGTGTTCAAAAACTGGCGGGCGGTGTTTCGCAGCCACTTACCAGAATACAGCGTAGCTGACTTTGATTTTACACTGATGGTGAATTTGGTGTCACAGATGTTGGGAGAAACATATGCCCGACCTGAATATTTTGATTACACTGATTTGGCCTTGAACTTCTTATATGATCCAGATTCACAGCAACAAATCGACTGGTTAAATAGTATTAATATATGGGTGACAGATGATATTGATGTTAAAATAAACAATCATCGCCAAACAGGTATTTTTTATTATCATGATCCCAGTATCATGACCCCAGACATTCTAAGGAAATTGCATGACCGTTACCGCGCAGCCACGACAAAACTCATCGAATAAACCCAGTTACGTTTATTATGATGACTGGACTGGTGAGATTATATCAGTGGGACACAGTATTCGTAATGATTGCCCAGCCCCATTTTTTAAATGTGATGATGCAGACGCCAATGATATTATCAGTGGTGTAAAATCTGATAAAAACTATCTAGTCAGTGTGGGCACAGATAATCAAGCCGGTCTGGTTATGAAATCCAAGTATTTTCGCTTGTCTGAAAAAGAGCACAAGTTGCATTTGATTTCAGAAACACCATTGCACACATGGGACATTCGTGCTATAGTATACACAACACATGCTATGCTAGTGATTGAAATAAATCAGGAGATGGTATCAAGACTGGTGGCAGATCACATGCGCAGTACAGTATCTTTGTCCAAAGATATTGACTTTAAGTTTTATATCATACGTAAAAATAGACCTGATTGCTTGCTCAAAGTAGTGAATATAAATGTCACGGAATTAGTTAAAACAGGGTCAATAGCAACTGCTATTGATGATGTTCATGCGTTTGCTGGTTTAACAGACATTGCAATTATGACTTGTCGTTACTTTGAGCATTATTATGCTGATGTAACCACTGCTGAGTATGTGGGCAAGTCCACTGAAGCAGTACATATTGACAATGACAACAAATGGCAAACTGTGTCAGTAAATCAAGCTGGTCATTTGGAACTTGTGCAAACTGGCAATATACTTGAGATCACCAGCGTTGTGGATGCACAAAAATTGACCGCGGTGGGCATGCATCACCGCCATATGAATTTCTATATAGTAGGTGACACACCAGATAAGTATCATGCACAAATGTCCATAGACATATCCAAGTTACGCATGGGCAAACCGACCAAAATTATAATCGACTTTGATATCATGGATATGAATATCATATACCAACATCAACAACTAAAAGTCAATAAAAGGGCCATATATGACACTGACACCAATTAATGAATTCGACATCGTTTATATAAGCTATGACGAACCAAATGCCGATAACAACTGGCATGACCTATTAGATAAATGCCCATGGGCAAAGCGTAGCCATGGTGTACATGGTAGTGATGCAGCCCACAAAGCCGCAGCTAAATTATCAGAGACCAGCCGCTTTATCACAGTGGATGCAGACAACATTGTTGATCCAGAGTTCTTTAATTTGGAGATTGACATGGGTAAATTAGATCGCAGTGATGTTATCAGTTGGGCCGCGAAGAACGAAATTAATGGCCTGGTATATGGCAACGGCGGCATTAAATGCTGGCCCAAGCATGTTGTTGAGCGTATGCGTACACATGAAGCAGCACCGGCAAATAATCCCGCCGCACAAGTTGACTTTTGTTGGAATATCAACTATGTACAGATGAACAATGTGTACTCTCATGTATACAACAATGCCAGTCCGTTGCAGGCATGGCGTGCTGGCTTTCGAGAAGGCTGCAAGATGACACTCAATGCTGGTGACGTTGTTGAAAAACATCAAGTAAAGAATGTACATCACAAAAACCTCCAGAGACTGCTGGTATGGCAATCCGTAGGTGCAGACACTCAAAATGGCATGTGGGCTATGTACGGGGCTAGATTGGGCACTGTAATGACAAATCTACGACGTGATGAGTGGGACTGGCATATGGTCAGAGATTTCCAGTGGCTCAACGATTATTGGGCCACCAAAATTGCACCACAATTTGTTCAACAAACCATGTTGTCAGCAGATATGACAATGTGCCACAACACTGGTTATCAGTGGGATAAAGCTGCACTGGCTCAAGCAACAGAATCATTGGGCATACAATGTCGTGATGAACTGGATTTGGTAATAGCCGATCTTGATACACAGGGCAGCAAGTTTTTCAAAGAAGTATATGTCAACCCTGCTCGTGTGCCGCCTATGACGCGCGAACAAGACGTTGTCAATGAGATAGGACAATAAAATATGACAGCTAAATTAAACGACACCAACTGGAACGCAACTAAAACAGGCCATGTTCATAATAATGCTGAAAATGCTGCCAACGTAAAAAATCTGCTTGACAAAACTGGTTGCGGTATGTGCTTGGCAAAATTCAAACAGATGACATTGCATTTGGGCACAGGGATGGTACACAGTTGTCACCATCCCACTCCTCATAAAATTCCACTTAAAGAACTGGCCAATAACTCTAACGCATTGTTTAACACACAGCATTTGAAAACTGCAAGAAAAGAAATGCTCAATGACAAACGTCCCAGCGAATGTGATTATTGCTGGCGTGTGGAGGATGACGGAAACAACAGTGACCGTCAATTCAAAAGTTTGGAAAGCTGGGCGTTACCTGATCATGACAAAGTTGTAGCCTTAACTGGTGACGAAGATATCTTTCCCAGCTATTTGGAAGTCAGCTTCAGTAACGCATGCAATATGAAATGCACTTACTGTGGTCCGGAATTTTCCAGTAAATGGGTGGAAGAACTTAAAAAAGATGGCCCAATTAAATTACTTGAGGGCACTGATGAAGAAGCATGGTCACATGGTTGGCAAGACTTGGACACATTAAACATTCCCAAAAAGGATCATAATCCTTACGTGGAAGCATTTTGGGAATGGTTCCCACGCGCCCTGCCGCACCTAAAGCATTACCGTATCACAGGTGGCGAGCCATTGATGAGCAAAGATACATTCAAGAGTATGCAATGGCTGATTGACAATCCCAACTTGGACTTGGAGTTTTCCATCAACAGTAACTTCAGTATTCCTGAAAAGTTATGGCAACAGTTTGTTGACAAACTTGAATTAATGCAGTACAACACAGTTAAGAAAATTACAATCTTCACCAGTGCTGAGTCATGGGGCGCACAAGCAGAATACGCCCGCACAGGCATGGACTTCGAATTGTTCCAAGCACGTACAGAACAATTGTTAAAGATGGGTAATATCAGAGTTGTTGTGATGTCAGCGTTTAACGTGTTCAGCGCCACCACATTCCAATCATTACTTGAATGGGTGTTGGAACTTAAAAAGAAATACAACCCCAATGAAGAAGCACAGGGGCTTGAGGAAAACACTGGGTTCAATCTGCGGAGTGGTACCACAAACTATACTCAACGTAAGGAACTTAATCCTGATCATAGTTTTATTATTGGTATTGACATTCCATATTTACGTCACCCAACCTTCTTGGACGCACAAATTTTGACTGATGACATAGTTGAAGAGTTCCTACTGCCCACTATGAACTATATGGCGGAAAACACTGCGCAAGGTGATTGGGATGCACACCAAGGGTTCGAAACTCATGAGCTGGAAAAGTTGCGCCGGATCGTAATTCACCGTTTGTTCTTTAATAGAAAGAACATGGATAAACCTCGCCCAGACATTGATCTTGAACGTGCAAAATTCTATGAGTTTGTAAAGCAAATTGATACTCGACGTGACCGTGACTTCCTAACTACGTTTCCAGAAATGGAAGAATTCTATGTTGAGTGTAAGAAACAAGCTGGCCTCAGAGGAAAGCCAAATGAAGTTTGACGTTTGCCCAATGTGGGCACCAGCTAGTGATCAAGAACGTGAGTCATTTGCCAACAAATACAACATTGTCAATCAACCACAACAACAACCCATGTTGTTGTGGTATGAAATAAATGGTGACCCCAATGACACACCGTACAATACAATTCTTGATGGCACTATTTTTCAAACGTTGTCCACAGAGGCGGTCGCTTGGTTAAACGCTGGTACAGCATTTGTAGTTGTACACACTGCAAATGAATGTCAAGGTCCAATTTACACTGATGAAGTTGAAAATGCAGACTATTTCAACAGTCACATAACCATGGCACAAGCTGCAATCGCCGCCGGATTTCCAGCGCAGTCAGTTATATGGATCACTGGTGACCTCAATGCAGAAGCCACATTCAATCACACTGCTGACATTCATATTATCAGCGAGTGCGTATTTGTGAGTATGATGCACAGAATGATAACACCTGGCCACAACAACATTACTGAAACCACATTTGATCATCCTGGTGATTTCCACAACTTACGAGCAATCTCACCAAACAGACACATCAACAGTCACCGCACTTATATGCTCAGTCGTATATTTCAGGAAGGACTGATGCAAAAAATCAATCTCAGTTTTCCCAGACATCTGCATGGCAAGACTATAAATGATGGTTATTGTGACTTGCGCATCATTGCCAAAAACCAGCCGTCATTTGACAAATACCATATCATTGATTATCAACGACTGGCACACACTTGCTTGGAATTATATCAGTGTCAACTACCACGAACAATTGACATTGATCCCAACACAAATACATGTTTGGGCATGGATGCTTTCCTATCACTTAAAGAACCATACCAGAAAAGCATGTACTGTATACTAACAGAGTCACATGCCACAGGTGGAAAATGTTTTATAAGTGAAGCGCTGATACTGTCTATAGTATTGCGCACCCCAGCATTGGTGGTGGGCAACAAAGGAACTATTGCACAAATGAAAGCATGGGGGTTCCATACTTTCGATGATATGTTTGATGAATCATATGATGATCAAGTAGATGATGTACAGCGTTACGAAATGATCGTACAACAGATTCGTGAGATCAACAGTTGGCCATTTGCACAAGCGCTGGCCGTCCGTCGCAGTATGCAACAAAAGATGGATGAGAATTTCCAACGTTTGTCAACATTAGCTGCTGAATTAGACCAAACATTGGAAAACAAGCTGTTGACTATTATGGGCGTATTGTAACCAACGGTACTGCACAATCGTCCCAGCGTTTGGTAAGCATACTCACAAAACTCATGTCAGTCACTGCCCGAAACGAATGTGCAACATTCTTGGGAACACGTACACTATCGCCAGCATACATTGTGTTAGCAAGCGCATCAGTTTCAGTATATTCTGTGAACACACATTGACCATGCACAATCATAATGTATTCAACAAACTCGGGATGATAGTGGTAACCACGTTCCATTCCAGGCTTGTTGGTGAGTAGATTGTATTCCACGATGTTGTCATCTGGGAAGAAACTCCGGATGACACCACGATGGTCACCGAATACAGTGGGGTGCATAATTGTACATTTATCTAGCATTGTCAAGTCCTTTTTTAACTACGTTGCTGATGAAGATCACATCTTCATGTGTTAGGCTGTGTTGGCTGGGCAAGTGTATACCACCTGCGGCAATATGTCTGGTAAAGTGCAGTGGATTATCAGCGTCAGCATATTGCTGGTGAAATGGCTGGTCTGCCAAACAGTTATATGCCTGCCGATATCCAATGTTATTGCCTTTTAATTCTGCCATAACTGCCATGGGATTATCCACGATAATTTCAGGATACACTGGTGCAGTGTCAGATAAATCAGTGTATAAGAAAACAGTGTCATGGATAAGCTGGTCGTTGTACCACTGATAAATTTGTTTCTTGTGTTCCACAATTTCAGGCAGTCGTTCCATCTGTCCCAAGCCAAATGCAGCTTGCAAGTCTGTGAATTTATAATTCAGTCCCATTGTGTTGTAAATCTCACCATAGGACACAGTGCGACCAAAGTTCTTGATAGCCAAAATTTGTTTGCTGACATCCGAATAGTTTGTAATGATACAACCACCTTGACCAGTGGTAATTATTTTTGGCGCACCAAAACTGAACACACCCATGTCGCCAAAGGTGCCCACATGTTGTCCGTCATGAAAACTTCCCAAGGACTGTGCTGCATCTTCAATAACTGTAACACCACGTGATCGTAGTCGGGTAATCTGTTCTGCAGCATCCATAGACAATCTGCCATTTATGCTGGTGACAAACACCACTTCACAATCGTCATGAATTTGATCAAAGTCAATTGTACAACTGGGGAATGAAATGTCCACAAATGTGGGTATACCACCCAAACTGATGGCACCGTTGACGGTTGCGGCTTGTGTATAAGCACTGGCCGCAAATTTTGTCCCAGGTTTGATACCTGCAATCATAGCAGCGATATGCAATCCTGCAGTGGCACTGGTGACCATGTGTGCATATTGCGCACCAGTGTATTTGCAAATTTCGCTCTCCAGTTGCCTTGTAAGCTTGTGCTCCATTATCCATGACCCGGTGGCCATGTAATCAGACACTCGATCTCGCTCGGTCTGGGTGTACTCTGGGTTCATATAACTGTTGGGTGTAATCATGTGTTAACTATATAGTCTTTGTAGGTTGTTGTCAAGGCATCTTCTATGGTGAACTTGGGTGCCCATCCCAATGAACGCAATCTGGAATTGTCCATGTGACGACGCAACACGCCCTCTGGCCGATCAGTGTTGAACCATAGTTCACCAGTGTATCCGCTTATAGATTTCAGATGGTTGGCGATGTCAGCAATACTCACAGCGTCACCATAACTCACGTTGACTGTATCAAATTCATCGTTGTTGATAATCAAGTCGTATGCAGGAACAGCATCTTCCACATAAAGCAAATCGCGTGTTTGATGACCGCTGCCCCAAATTTCAATCTGTTTGTGGTCATGTGTCACAGCGTTGTAAAACTTTTCAATCAAAGCACCAATCACGTGTGCATGTTTGCCACCACGTTCACCAGGTCCAAAAATGTTGGTGTTGATGGCAGTTGTCCACCGGGTGCCAAAGTCTGCATTGTGCGCACGAACTTGTTCCATTCCCATCAGCTTGCACATGGCGGTGGGCATATATGCAAGATGAGGCTTGCCTGTCATCAAGTCGTCTTCTTTATGAAATTGTGTTGTACCATTGTCAGGATAACTACATCCACTGCCCTGTAACAGCACACGATTGATTTGATTATCATGGGCTGCATTAAACAAATTGTTTTGAATGGCCATGTTGTTACCGTATGCACGAAAGTTGCTGTCCAAGTCTGATTGAATGCCTCCGAATGACGCTGCATTGATCACCATGTGCGTGACGATATATTCGTTTACATGATGTGTGGTGGCAACACTATTCTTATAATCCACAGTTGTGGTGTTGCCACCTTGACAGTTGTCAAAGTGTTTCATCATCTGGGTACCGATTAATCCACGGTTGCCTGCGATGTAGTAAGAGTTCATAGTGTGTTCCTTATGACAATGTAGTCTGTGTTACAATGAATGGTAAATGGCATATAAGCTGAGTCATCCTTAAATGTATTCAAGTATTGTGAAGTTTCTGTGATTGCTGTTATATTTATATCAGGTGTATACACGTATGGGTGAGGATTGATTATCGCCACACCTGTGGGTGTCAAATATTGTTTTATATTGTCAACTAGAAATTTAAATTCATCTGCACACCATGGGGCCATGTTGATAACAGTTTCATTATTTTGAGAATATAAAGGCATGGAATGATTGGGGTAGAATGTATTGGTATCCACATTCCATTGAACAATTGGTGTCCGGTTCCAGAAAAACTCTGAATTGATTATAAGAATAAGGTCATACTTTTCTGGTAACGCCATATCACCAAATGGTGTAATAGTTAACTCATATGGTGTTACATTAAAGAACTCATGATATTTGTGCATGGCGCTGTTCAATACGCTACTTTGATCGGTTGCAGACACATTATTGAATCCATACTTTTTTAGTATATAAGGAATATATCCAAAGAACGTTCCAATGTCTAGAATTTTTATATCTGAATCAGCGTTACTTAAATCCAGCTGGTCAAATATATGCTTGTGTATACACCAATGCCAACCATCAACAAAACAGTCATGGCTATATTTTCCACTGCGCAAAGTGGTGAGATGATGTCGATCAGCATCTGTACGTTGGGCTATATCGTGGTCAATAAATGAGCTGAGTTTACTCATTACTGTGCACTTCTACTGTGCACTTCTACTGTGCACTTCTACTGTGCACTTCTACTGTGGGCATGGCAAACACCATCCGGCCACCAGCAGCAATCCAAGCTGATTCCTTTTCAATAAACATATCACGGAATCCAAAATTTGGCACAAAAAATACATCAGCTAGTTCACGCGCCTGAGTCTCATCAATGATGGGAATGTTTGTGCCCACTGTGTACAGACCAAATTTGTCAGGATGCACTTCAGCTGCACCTGCAAACACTGCCCCCAAGTCCCAGTATTGTAACATGGTATTGCCTTTGGTACTTGCACCGTACACATAACATTTCAATCCCTGCGCAACATAACTTTCCAACAAAGATTTTAACTGTGTGCCATTTTCTTTTATACGTTGAATGAATTCTGGTATAGTTGAAATATCTTCAGCATATGTAATACTGCCTGTGGTGTAATGACGTGCATAAATTTGATAACTGCCACCTTGGATGTCATTCTCTACAACCTGATATATTTCCATACCATTGCGTTCGAACAATTCCACCAAGCTTGTGTAACTGTAAAACTCCAAGTGCTCATGACAAATATTACCAAGGTCATATTCGCGCAGCATAGGAGCCAGTGTCATCAACTGTGCAATGAATACGCCGTCTGTTGCCAATGTCTGCTGGACACTGTGGATGAATGTGTTGGGATTGTCCATATCGTAAAACATACCAATGGCTGTAATAACCTGTGCTTTGCCTTGTGCAATATATTTGTGATGCCACACGTCATTAATGGAAGCGTCACAATGTTGTATCAGTTGCGCCTGCAAATTGGGCGCAGGCTCCACACCAATTCGGTAACGGTTGGTTTCCACACCACTCAACAGTGTGCCATCGTTTGCACCGATGTCGATTATTAAATCGCCAGCACGTGACAAGTTGTTTACTATGGCAGCAATGTCGAGTAAATTGTTTCGGAGTTTTGCATTGATTCCACTCTGATACCAATAGTGTTCTGCGTACAACGTGTCAGGGTCAACTGTGTGTCGAATTTGTACTAGGGCACAATGTTGACATTGGTCCAACACAATAGGAGACTTGGGCGCGTCATCAGTGGGTGTGGCAGGAAAGTCATTGATGCAAATTTCACCCATGTTAAATACTTGCTGCACTGGACTTGCGCATACTCTACAAACCAGTGCAACGTTGATATAATTATTCATATTTGATGACCTTGATAGTTACGTGATTGGTGTTTAATAGTGTGACATTGTTCCATGCCTGCCGCGCATAGTCATGTAAGAATGAACGGTTTTCGTCAAGCATTGGAAATGTACATTGATGTAATATAAAATTGTGGAAAAACGGATACAATAATCTGGCGTTAGTGATGCTACTGGCCAAACAAATTTCACTATGTATTCCAGCCCATATGAAACCACGTTGGTTCCATGCTGTGGGATTGTGCTTTGATATTTTTACATTATTGTCATCGAAGAACGCCTGCAAAACTGGATCAAAATTATATGGATTTAAACCTTGACTTACACCATGGCGTTGCAACGATTCCAACATGAATTCACTGTTGTCAACCACATTGATAAACTCAGTTACACAATGGTCAATATGCTGTTGAACCACTGAGGTAGGCATATCAGGAGTGCTTAATACTTCAGCATCGGCACGTAAATCTCCTAATGTAATTTGCCACTGTATGGGAGATAAGTGCATAGTTACATCATCTGTGACAAATTCACCATATATCACGTGAGGGTATTCTTGTAAGTTATTCATCGCGCATCCCCTTAAATGTAGTCCTAGTTAACTTATTGTTATCATTGATTATAACAGGAATTATATCAAAGTCAACATTCAAATTGTCACACACTGCCGCCAACGCCGCCATGTCTTTGGGGAAACATGCACCACCATAGCCACGTGATTGAGCACTGACATCCAGATATTCATCAGGCAAGCCATTGCGCTCCACAAAACCATTTTTGACTTTGTTGTAGTCTACATCAGGAAACTTTTGTGCAAGTTCGTAGAACATATTACCAAACACTACCCGCATAGCGCCAAAACTATTGTGCATATATTTCAATGTCTCTGCCTCCGTGGGAGTCATGCGCAACAACTTCTTACAAATTTTGCCGTGGCTCCTGAATATAACGTCACCAACATTAATGTCATCAGTGCCCACAATTAGTACATCGTTGTTAAACAAGAAGTCATAATTGGCGCTGCGCTCTTTGATAAATTCTGGTACAAATGCGATCTGTTGACTGTTATAAAGATTGATCAACGCTTGTGTAGTGCCAGGTGCAATGGTGCTTTTAATAGCAATGACACCAGTGTAATTAATGTGTTGTAACTCGTCAACGCATTGTTCTATAATTGACGTGTCACATGCCCCGTTGGGTAACGATGGTGTGGGCACACAGATATATACAATCTCAGTATCCAGCATATCAGTTATATTGGTATGCAATTTGGTGTCATGCACCACCACGTCAAATCCCTGACGTTCGAAGCCATGTCGGGAGGCGTTGCCCACAACGCCTAATCCGATAATTCCTATTTTCATGATAATGTCTTTCCGATTCCATCTTTGAATGTAGTGAATTCATATTCACCAATCACTGATAATAACTTGGTTAAGTCTGGTGCGCGATGGTTAACGCTGCCAGCCATACCAGCCTCTCTAGTCAATAATGATCTATCTGCTCCAAGGTGGTCACAAATTAAATGTGCAGCTTGGTAAATGGATATATCAACGTTTGACCCTATGTGAAATATTTCGTTTTGTAGTGAATATACTTTTGTGATAATGTCAATAGCATCATCAATGTGACAAAAGCTGCGGCGTTCATCATGTCCAAATACACGGTGGTCGCCTGCCATTACTCTATTGACAAACTCTGGTATAAAGTGTAGTTGTTGATGTTTACCATATATGTTATGGAAGCGCATGATGTTATACGTGTGACCAAATTGTGCACTGTGGCCAATCACTGCGCTTTCCATTGCAATCTTAGCAGCAGCATAACTCCATCGTAAGTTGGTAATATCATCTATTACGAGTGGCACAGTTTCAGCAGTTGGCACAGGCACAATGCCCAAGTTGACCCCACCTGCATATGCCTCACTTGTACCAGCATACACAAAATGTGCATCCGGATATCTGTCAAGTAGATTCATGGTTGGCTTGACGATACTGGCAGTTACGTCATATGGAGTAGTGTAGAAATTTGCAGTGCTGTTGAATGCGGCCAGATGAATTACTGTGTCCACGTCAGGCAATGATGCCACAAACTCAGGGTCTGTTAGGTCCCCATTGTGTTGTGTGTTGGCATGGTCTGTTGTGATAACTGGTAACATTTTAGCTAAGTATGAGCCGATAAATCCATCAGCCCCTGTTAATAAAATCATTGGTTAACCTCGTTGTTAATGATATTTATGTGATAAATATACGTATGAAATTATTACCTTTGTATTTTGAAAACGAACATAACCACGTAAACGGCCTAAGTGACGATATGATACGACGTGTATCAGAATCTACCAATAATGACAGCGATGTTATTACTGACCCTAAGAACATATTCCAAGAACCATTTTCACGAACAAAAAATATATGCTGGAGACAGCCAACGGGTGATGAAAATTATTTTTATCCAGTGTCATGCGTGTTCCCTTTGGAACAATATGGAAACTATAATAGAAACACAGGATATTCGTTTGTGAATATTCCATCACATGTAGTTGATGATTGTCGCGCCGGGAAGGCAGCGGTGTTATTGTATGAGACATGGGAAGGTAATTCATGGTATGAATATATGGAAATGATAACACATATCTGTCTGAGAAACGACTACCTCCGCCCACATCATTTTATTGTATTGTCAGGAAATATGAATATGCCGCGCGACATACCGTACAAGCACGTAGCTGTAACTTGGCTACAAACCATATTACAAGACAACTTGAATTTTGAAGGCACACGACAAAGCATCCTGGACACCACTATTCGTAAGGATAAGTTCTTATGCATGAACCGCCGCCCTGCTCCACATCGCCTGGCATTATTATATCACCTATGGGAATACCGGGATCAAGGCTCCATGAGTTTTGCAGTCTGGGAAGACCTCATGCCTAGATTATACTCAGAGACACATGAAATATTTGAACTTTCAGATCAGGAAAAATTAACTGACATTAAACTCCAACTACCTATTATACTAGATGACGGAGTAGATGTTGCCACCAATCCCGTGAGGGATAGCAGCAACCAAAAGTTTATGGATTCACACTTGCACATCGTAGCAGAAACATATTATGCCTGTGCAGACAGAGAAAATAATATGTTTTTCTCCGAAAAGATGTTTAAGCCTATGCAATATCTACAGCCGTTTGTGGTGTTAAATTATCCATATAGTTTAAAGGAATTACAGCGGCAGGGATACCAGACATTTGATAGATGGTTCGACGAAAGTTACGACACTCAGCTGGATTTAAATCAAAGGGCAATTGAAGTCGCACAAGTTGTCAGGGATTTTTGTGACCAGTCACCGCAAACTATTGCAGCACAACATAAAGAAATGTTGCCGGTATTGGAACACAACTATCATCACCGAATCGCCATGGCCGCTGCAATGGACGAACATATTTATGACCTGTTACACACTGCATTTAATACACCATTGTAAATTACGTATTATAAAATTTTGTTGAACATTATATTCTCGTGTTACCATAATGGATCACTGTGACGTCGGCATTCTCATATGTACGCCATGGATCAACCACAATGCTGCCATCAGGAATGGCACAGTACATTGGCTGTGGGTTATCGCCACCCAAATATTTGTATGTGGTGCTTGCATCATGTGCAAGCAAAAACACACTGGGCATAATGGGATTGTAATGATCGCCCGTCAATGGGTCAGCGTACATGGGAATTACTCCTAACTCTTCACAAAAATGTCCGACTAATAAACTATAGCTACCATCTTCATAGGCTACGCCAGGTTTGTATGCCTTACCATGAATTACAATCTGCATGCCATTGAGTTGTGCTTCTGATACCAACCGCTTGGCAATATTTTTAGCTTGCACGTCACGTGCATTCATAATAGCATCAAACATGTCATACCCTAAGTCCAGCTTTTCAGCCATGTGTCGCAGCGCAATGTTATCACGTGGGTGACATCCGCCACCATCGCCCATACCAGCTTTCATGTATTGTGGACCAGTGATGCGCATGTTTGACTTTGCCAATGCATCTGTCACCACATCAACATTGATATTGCCTTGTGCCTGTGCCACATCTTGTATCATATTGACAATGCCAATTTTTGCACTAATGAACGTGTTTCCTTGCCACGTGCATTTTCCGTTACGTCTAGTCATAAACACATGATATTTTGGCAACATAGCGCAATACACTTGACCTGAATAATTTATCCTGTCAAATTTTAAACCTACAGAAGAAGATTTCTGATAGTTCGACGTATTGCCAACTAACTCATAAATTAAGTGGCATGGCTTATTTGATAATTCAGATTCAGTTGTTCTATAGCTTGGGAAACGACCAATTTTGATAATAAGTTCTCCTAAATCAGCCGCCATTTGGTCAGAACTAGAAGCATAATACTTATAACGTCTGTCATTTTCAACAGTCCCATTAAATCTGGTAGTCCCCATTGCACTACCGTCTGCTAAATTGTATATATCTAAAAACAATCGAATCATATCTGTGCCTAATGTTTTAATAGTTTCAGGAATAAACTTATCAAAAGATTTACCGTATATTGACAGTTCTTGGGCCAACTCTTTCCACAATAATGACATTCCTGCCTTACCTTCACACAGTTTATTGTTACCAGGATATAGCGAATGTATAACAGTAAATACTTCATTAATCATTTCGTATTTGTCAGCGTTTACATCACGATCTTGACTAATAATAATTCTGCCAGAACTACAGCACCCTTCACTTAAATACCATGCCATAAATTGGACATATATAGCAGTTGGTATTTCTATCCCTGCAAGTGCAATAGTATTTGGTGAATCGTTATGCCATTCAGTTGACCTTTGAAATACAAATCCAGATCGCTTGACAACATCTTCTGCGGCCATTAGGCCCCAAGAATATCCCCATTGGTTACCGTCTAATTGCGGTGATCTGTACGAAGTTTGTTTGCCCATAAACATATTATGATTGGGCGTAACAAGTATATCGTCCTTGCTACTGTGGAAGTGAATCATCTCCCCATCCCACAATCTTGATACCCATTTATTGGGTTTGACCCACTCAGGTATCATCGTTTCTGGATTTAATGCAAGCACTTCATCATCATGCCCAGCATCACTAAAATTCTTCCAGCCATTGTCAGTTAACACTTCAGTGTCTGCTGAATAACAATTATAAAATACTTTGATACATTCACATTCATCCCATGTACCAATTTCATAACGTGGATCATTCTGCATAATAGTTCGATAAAAGTCAACCAACTGTCGGGCGTCACCAGTTTGTGACCCATCTTCTGTGCCAATCATAACCATCTCTGGATTAACCATGTCCCATGCTACACTGCCCATGGCAATCAGGTATGGGTTGTAAATGAATCTGGTGTTGGTAACAAGAGGGATAAATTCTCTGCGAGTGGTACCTGGCAATACTGTGCTGATCAATACCAGCAATTGGTCGCGGGTCATATGCTTATCAGCTTCTGTCATTACTGCCTTGACAATATCATAATTGAAGTCTTTGGGCGCAAGGTGTGCAGTTGGGGCGCGGCCATCATACTCTGGGTCATGTGGTGTTGGCACTGCAATGAACACAATGTCTTTATCCTGAACACAATCTTTAATAGTGTCAACCACTGTGATTATATCTGATTCACGTGGTGCAACATCATAACCTGTGACTGTGTGTCCACCTTGTGCCATGGCTTCTGCACATGGCATTCCTAATTTTCCAATTCCAATAAATCCAATTCTCATTGAGTTTCCTTTGTGTTTGTGGTAATAAAAATTGCTACTTTATCTTTGAGATAAGCCGCGTATAGTTCAGTGCCCTTGCGGTTTGGATGCACCCCTAAGAATAATGGGGTATGATACTTTGCTAGTGCATCCCAGATGGCAAATTGTGTGTCCATGGCGTTTAGCACTGCGTCTGATACTTTGCTATTTACGAATAATATATTCCTAAAAATTCTATGTGCAACATCAACCCCCCATCCAGTTATAGGTTGCTGGATGGAATGATCAGATAAAAATTGCTGCCAACTTGAATCTATAATAGTTAAATTATCAAAGCCCAACACCTGTGTATCTGTGATGTCTGTGTGACCACCAATTAATCCCACAGGACGTCCTAGTTGATTTAACTGTGTTAGTGTGTCATGCATTAGTATGCGACGGTACCCTTCAACGTCATCACACTGTAAAAACTCTTCACAGGCTGCACTGTCACATTTACTCCGATTAATGTCTATATCCATTAGTGGCTCTGCTAATACCATTATAATAGGCAAGCTACCTCTATAATCTTTAATTCTAGTTATACTGGCGCAATTGTTACACCCACGAGCACTTATATCATGGAATGAGATTTTCCATTCCATTGATAAATTAGTAAAATCAAGTTCAGTGCCTTCTATGGTATCATAACTTCGCGCCGCCCAACTTGGGCCAGCGTATATATATTTAGGTATCATTGAATTCTTTCACACAAAGTTGATGTAATTGCTCCGCCACATATTTATGCCCAGTGTTATTCATATGACCTAAATTGGTTGGTGATTGTGGATGATCTAGTCCAATTAACATTTCACGAGTATAGTTGTATTCAGGAAAATTAAAATGATTCTCATTATGTAGTTCGCGACCATAAGACATTGCCTTTACAAATATAGTAGGAATCTTATGCACATACAACATATTTTGGAAATTAAAATTAAATACTGACGCCTTTTCATGTGCATACTCTGGCAACATATGCTGCTCAATATAAATTTTTAGGAATTCTGAATCATTGGATGATTGTGAAAGCGCTGTATTGTATTTAATCCGTAATAAATGACCACCATGTGTATATGGTTCATAACCATTATCAACTGTGCCTCGATGCTCACTCCAAATTTCATCACGTGTGATTTCTGTGTATTGAATAACTAATATGTCATCACTAGTGATGACACCATTCATTACAGCATTAGTCACAACTCGCCATATTCTAGTATTGCTACCAGCACTAGCAGCTTGATGAATATATTCAGCATTTAAATGTTTGGCAAGGTGATCACCATATGCTAAATTATTGCTGGGGCGATCACTAAAACTGCATCCCGCTACCATTAACTTTGTCATACTTTTATCCCTTATAAATACGTATATATTTATCAAGGATAAAACAATGATTAAATGGGGAATTTCTGCACAAAGTCACGACGCAGCACTGGCAGTAATGGTGGATGACCAATTGGTTTACGCCAGCCACGGTGAACGATACAGTCGTGTAAAAAATGACCGAGACTTGCATCCAGATCAAATTACTGAGGCACTGCAATACGGTGAGCCTGACCGGTTGTTTTATTACGAACGACCACTGATGAAGAAGTGGCGGCAATTGTGTGCTGGCCAATATGACTTATTACTCAAGCAAGGGCCAAGATCATACATGCGTGAGTTTGGCATTCGCGCACCCATGACAATGACTGATCACCACCACAGTCATGCAGCTTATGGATATTACACCAGTCCGTATGATTATGCTGATGTATTGGTGATTGACAGCATTGGCGAATTTACAACAACATCACTTTGGCAGGGCGAAGGTGATAAATTAACAAAGATTAAAACACAATCATATCCTGATAGCATAGGCCTATGGTACAGCGCAATGACACAACGATTGGGACTCAAGCCACAAGAGCATGAATACATATTAATGGGCATGGCTGCTTATGGCGACCCAAAAAAATATAAAGCAGAAATACTCCAAGATTTTTTCGTACAGTTACCAAGTGAACACACCTTTGATGTCACGTTTACACATAACCTACATCGCGGATGTCAGTGGTGGCGCCCAGATTTAAACACTGTGCAAGACTTCACAGACATCGCCGCAGCCGTGCAGGAAATTTATGTGGATATATTCAGGCAATTGTTGATTTACATCCGGCGTGGTAGCATGAGTTCAAATTTGGTTGTAGTTGGCGGATGCGCTCTTAATTGCGTGGCCAACACGCATGCGTTTGCATATTACCAGAATGTGTGGATACCTGCAAACCCTGGCGATGCTGGTTCAAGTGTGGGGGCCATATTGGCAAATAATCCACAGCACATTGGTATGCCCACAGCCAACCTGGGCACAGATATTCCCGGTGACTATCCAGTGGATGACATCATTCAGGATCTATTAACCACTGGCGTGAGTGCCGTGGCGGCTGGACGTGCGGAATTTGGACCACGGGCACTGGGCAATAGAAGCATACTTGCTGATCCCAGAATCATCGGTGTAAAAGATAAAGTCAACGCACTCAAGCATCGTGAAGAATTTAGACCGTTCGCACCAGCAGTGTTGCGTTCACATGCCCACAAGTATTTTACCACACCCATCATACAACCAGGATTGAATTCACCATTCATGCAATATGCGTGGCCATGTATTGCGCCGGATAAGTTTCCGGGCATTGTGCATGTGGACAACACCAGCCGTGTTCAAACTGTGGCCAATGATAACTCAGGATTCCGACGTCTGTTGGACGCATGGTACGCAAAAACTGGTTGCCCCATGTTGCTGAACACCAGTTTGAATATCAAAGGAGAACCTTTGGTAAATACCAGAGAAGACGCTGAACGCTGGAGCCAGCAGTATGGCGTACAAGTGAGGACACCCCAATGAAATATATCCGAGATTGGATAGCCAATATTCGCCGTAGACGTGAACGCAAACTTCGTATAAAGAAACTACGTGAGCGTGATCCGTTCATCTACAAATAACCATTGACACTTTTGGTTGTATATAGTATGATGTATGGGTAACAAAGGAGACTATCAATGTCATTTACTGAACAACAACGTAAAGAACGTGATTATCAACAACTACATGGTGAGTGGTTGTCCACAATGATGGACCCGCCAGAGATGGACCCGCAAGAAGATTTCCATGAACCAACATTTGGTGAAATCCTACAAGATTTGGGTGAAGGGTCGCCAACACCAGTTGCGCCTGAATGTTGGACAGGCTGTGATGATCCTCAATGTCCGTACACACATTAACCAGCTATATAGGGAAATAAAATGATTTGGACAACACAAGCAAATGGCTCACAGCATGGCATAGGTGTCAAAGGGGTATACCATTTGCACTACAATTTTGACCGTTGGTGCGCTTACGAGCCTGAGGAAGGCCAAGAAATTTGCCGCGCCAACAGTGAAGAAGTGTGTAAAAACGATTGTGAACAATATGACCTAGTTGGTCTACCCGATCTGCAAGGACGTGAGCTATTAGAATTGTTTGTACGACAGTATCATTCTGGTGCAGGTGGGTGTCATATGGAATGGAAATCTGCGCAGGCACTGGCTGTGGCTATTAATGCCATGTTGAAGGAGACTATATGCTAGACGTATTCTTCCTCAGCTATGACGAACCATTTGCAGACGACAACTTTGAAATTCTACAAATGTTTGCACCCAATGCAAAACGTGTGCATGGTGTCAAAGGTATCTTTGCAGCACACCAAGAATGTGCAAGGCAGAGTAAAACACAACACTTCTATGTAATCGATGCAGATGCTGTTATTGAAGAAGAATTTAACTTCAAGTTTACACCACAGAGTGATCAAACTGTGTACGGCTCGGTTCCCGAAACCGAATGTGTGTTTGTATGGCGCAGCCGTAATCCTGTGAATGATTTATTGTATGGGTATGGTGGTGCTAAACTATTCCCCAAACAAAAGCTATTGACAGCTGATGATTGGAAGGTAGACATGACCACCACCATTGGCGCCACCTTTGTGCCCAAGTTTCAGGTCAGTAACGTAACAGCGTTTAACACTGATCCTTATAATGCATGGAAGTCAGCCTTTCGTGAATGTGCAAAATTGTCAAGTGCGATCATACCACACGGTGACAACACCGATAATGAATACCGTTTGAAGGTATGGTGTGAACGTGGAGAAAAACGAGCGTTTGGTAAGTATGTGATCTTGGGCGCACAACAGGGCAGAGACTTTGGTGAACGTTACAAAGATAAAATTCACATACTCAATAAGATAAACGATTTTGAATGGCTCCAGGAGATATTTAATTCACATGTTGACTAGATCACAATTACTGGATAGAATGGAAATGCTGTATCCGTTTGACACAAGGTTTGCAGACTTGCGGCGCGCCTACATTGATCGTGACCTCAATAGTATCTTTAGATTAATGATTGACTATCGTGGCACAGATGCAGATGAAATTCGCAAGCTTACCATGGAATCAAACCTGCATGTGTTGTTCCGTTTAATGGACGGCAAGTTTGATGTTGATGTTGATCATCGCGCAAGCCAATGGATTGAACCTGGCGACTTTCGTAAGTTCTTGTTGGAAGACAATACATGGAGCATGTATCGTTTGTTGCTGGACTTACAAGACAATCAAATTGTGCGCACTATTAAAAGTTTGCATGCCAGTGGTGTACGCTGGGATAAAGATGCTATGAGCCGAGGCCAATTACAAAGTAAAATTTGGTTGGTCGACGAGTTAGCCACCATGGACTTGAACTTGGGCACTGTGTTCTTGTGTGCAGGATGGTATGGTATATTGGCAACTATGATGTTTGAACGTGACTTAAACATTGACAAACTTCGAAGTTTTGACATGGACCCCACGGTGGTTGACATTGCAGACAAATTTAACTCCACACAATTTGCAGACAGTTGGAAGTTCAAAGCCATCACAGATGACATTCACAATATCAATTATGCAGGGCATCACTGGACAGCATGGAGCAACAGCAACCAGCGACCAAGCTTACCCATAGCAGACACCCCCGACACAATCATTAACACAAGTTGTGAACACATTGACAACTTTGTGGAATGGTATGCAAAAATTCCCACGGGCAAACTGGTGATATTGCAAAGCAACGACTATGAAGAAATTGATGAACATGTAAACTGTTCTGCAAACCTCACAGAATTTGATGCTAGCATCCCCATGACAGATGTGTTATACTTGGGTGAGAAGCCTTTGGAAAAGTACACAAGGTTTATGAAAATAGGTTACAAATGATCATCACCGCAATTGTACCAATACCATGGCGCCCATTCTGTATTTCAAATATAGATGACGTGTGTGCTGCATTAGATGCCCGTCCTGAAATTGTAAATCCCATGTATATATCTATTGAAAATCAACTCCAGAACAGCACTGACAGAACGATGTTTGGCGCAGGTGAACAAGTAATTGTGCCTGTGTATTATGCATCTAATACACACACTGGATGGTTAACAGTACACTGTAGAATATTGGCATGATTATTACATCTATAACCCAGTTGCCATATCCGCCCTACCGTGTGACTAATATGAAGCATATAAATTACGTGGTATCCATCAGTGATATTAACCATACTAAATATGTGCATCCGTGTGAACAGTTGCGGCGGTGGCACCGCGCTGGGCTGCACACTGGCCACGAACATTACAGAGAGTATTTTGCAGATGTATGGTACCCAGCAAGGGATCTACAATTTTCAAACGGAACAGTTGAAGTGGAGTATGAATACATATGACCAGAGATTTACAAAAACAAACCATGCGACAACTACAGACCCTCAGTGCAAGAGCATTGGGCACCATGGTGGCCAGCAACAACAACATTCACCAATTCAACAAGCTTGCACATCACAACAGCCAAAATTGGTATCGTGCAGTTATTGCATGGTACATTGATGAGTATGGTGGATGGCCTGATGAAGTTGGCCCAGGCAAAGATATAAAATTGGTACACGATGTATAATTATGATCAAGTAAAAGACGTTCATTTGGAAATCACACAACGCTGTCAAGCAGCTTGCCCCATGTGTGACCGTAATGAAAATGGTGGTGTGGATAACAAACACATTACAAACGCAGAGTTAAGTTTAGCAGACTGTCAACAAATATTTGAGCCAGCTTTTATTCGTCAACTGAAAACCATGTTCATGTGTGGCAACTTGGGTGATCCTATTATCGCCAAAGACACATTAGCAGTGTTCAAATATTTCCGCATGCACAATGAAAAAATGTGGTTGAGCATGAACACCAATGCAGGTGCAATGTCTGCCAAGTGGTGGACAGAATTAGCTGGTGTAATAGGTCCACATGGTACAGTTATTTTCAGTGTGGATGGATTATCAGACACAAATCATCTGTACAGGCAGAATGTTGTATGGGCCAATGTTGAACGCAACATGAAAGCATTTATTGCAGCTGGCGGTAGAGCCAGATGGGACTTTATTGTGTTTGGACATAATGAACACCAAGTAGATGAAGCTCGCGCACTGGCTGATGAATGGGGTGTTGAACGGTTCCAACTTAAAAAGTCTGGTCGATTCTTTAATGCACACAGTAAGCCCAAAGACCAACACCAAGCACAAAATCGCAAAGGTGAAAAGACTGCGGTTATTGCCAAACCTGAAAAAGCTGAGAACCAGAATCGTGCATTGGAAAAACAAGCCGAGATTGAAAAACAATATGGTGGCATGCGTGAATATTATGACGCATGTGGTATCAAATGTAAGGTGGCCAAAGACAAAAGCATCTTTATTACTGCTGAAGGTTTGTTGATGCCATGCTGTTGGACGGCAGGCAGGATGTACAAGTGGTGGCACAAAGACCCACATGTGGAACAAGTATGGGATCATATTGAAGCAGCGGGCGGCAAAGCAGGAATCAGTGTGTTACAGAATACTCTTGAAGAAGTCATGATGGGAAAACTACTAACTAGTATTGAGGCAAGTTGGGACAAAGACGGAATTTCAGCTGGTAAACTTGGAGTGTGCGCACAGAAGTGTGGCGCAGAGTTTGACCCATTCGGAGAACAATTTAAATGATCATCAACATGACCAACACCACCGACAGTATCGACCCGTATCCACATGCTAATTTTTATACCATTATTCCCATGGACTTATGGCAAAATGTCACAGAGGAAGCACAACAGTATCCTTATTTTAAGATTGAAAAGGACCGTACCAGCAATCCCAATCGTATTTGGTTAAATCAACATGCTGGCATATTGAGTGGCATAGCTGCTGATTTTGATCGACCAGATGTCAAACAAGAAATGTCACATTTATTGCGATGTGACGTTAGGCATGCGCGTACCAGAGTTGAACTTTGTATGGACAGTGTGGGCAGTTGGTTGGAAGAACATACCGATGATGCAGCAAAATTAACAACCATGCAACTTTATTTGTCAGACTTGGGAAGTAGCACACATTTTGGTGAACTCCCCACAAAGGTGAGTGCAAACTCTGCATGGGCATTTAACAATACAAGCCAGCCGCTGCATAGCTTACCAGAATTAAAGTACAACCGTGTGAGCATCATTATTAACTATGTCAACGAACTTTGGCGGGATGACACTGTGCTATGGTAACTTCACTTTATTTTAACGAGCGTAATATGTATATCGATTGGCAATTGAGTGACGTGTGTAATTTTAAATGTACCTATTGCAATCTAGAAAGCATGGGCGGACTGCAAGGCTGGCCCACTTATCAGCAAGCAGCGTCCTTAATTGACGCGATTGTAGACCATAGCATGCATGCGTATCGTACATATAATTTACTTGGTGGTGAACCTACCTTGTGGAAACATTTTGGTGATCTGTGTGCGCACATCAAAGCAACTGATACTGACTCAATTATCCAAGTGTTGACAAATGGTAGTCGCACAATACGTTGGTGGAAAAAATATGCCATGGTAATGGACAAGGTGGTAATAAGCCACCACTGCAAAACTGCACTCAAAGAACATACATGTGACGTGGTAAGTGAATGTCAAGCGTATAATTCAGTTAGCGTACAAGTATTGATGGACATTACCAATTTTGACCAATGTGTTGAACATTTCGATTACATGATCGCCCATTTGCCTGGCGTAAAAATTAGTCCCAAAAAAGGTGAGACTGAATTAGGCAGCAATACATGGATGGGATATAGTGACGCCCAATTGCTGTGGATGGACCACGCATTACAACGCAGTAAAGCCAATGATAAACTTCCACCCAATCAAGAACGAGTAGGAAGTAAGGCCTCATACACGCGAGTATTTTATGCATCAGACGACCACTCAGAATGGGAGACCAGTAACAAAGACCTTATATTACAACAAAAAAATCATTTTGAAGGATGGAAATGCAATATAGGCATTGACATGCTGTGTGTTAAGCCAAATGGAGACTTAAAGCCTTCTAGTTCGTGTTTCAAACAAATGATATTAGGCAATTACAAATTAGACGCCGCAATCAACTGGCCCACATCCCCTATGGTATGTGTGTACGCAGGATGCTATTGTGGTGCAGACATTGAGGTAGAAAAACATGCCCCCAAGTAAATCATTCTGTGCGTTACCATGGATGCACGTGGCAACCACTCCTGGCGGAACTTACCGTGTGTGTTGCAACAGTGATTCAAAATTGAACCAACTTACTCAAGGCAGCACATCTGAACGCTTAAAAGTTAACAAACACTCTATTGCAGAATTACATCAAAGTGATGTGATGAAGAAAATCAGAGGCGAACTGTTAGCTGGTGACCGACCTGCAATGTGCAGACGGTGTTTCACACAAGAAGATGCATCAGTGCGCAGTCCACGTGAAATTTATAATGATCAATGGTATGATCCTGACAAAGTGTACGCTGTGGATGATCCAGTTGACGCTCGCTATCTGGATTTACGTTTGGGCAACCTGTGCAATTTAAAATGTCGTATGTGTAACCCATACTCCAGCAACCAATGGGTAGACGATTGGGAAACAATCAATGGTGTGTTTGATGACACTGAACGCGCATGGCTACGCAACATGCAATGGCCAAATTTTAAACAAGCAGGTGTGCATCTAACAGAAATGCTGTTGTCAGCAGAAGAAATATATTTTACTGGCGGTGAACCCACCATCATTGACAAGCATGAGCAATTGTTAGACTATTGTATTGATCAGGGTATCGCGCACAAAATCGCACTCAAGTATAATACCAATTTGACAAACGCTCCCATGAAGTTAGTTAAAAAATGGAACCAATTTAAGAGTCTGCGCCTAAATTGCAGCATTGATGCAGTGGGCAAATTAAACGATTATATTCGCAATCCCAGTAAATGGAAAGGTATTTGGAAAAACTTTAACCGTGTGTTGGACAGTAACTCAGAGTTCGTAATTGACATTCATTGCACCGTGCAGGTCACAAATGCGTTGAGCTTACACAAGTTAATTGAAAGATTTGTACGCCCAATAAATGCAGTTGATGACACTAGAGTGCCGTTTGTATTTTTCAATCTATTAGAACACCCTGACCACATGAACATCAAAGCTTTGCCGTTGGAACTAAAGGACCAAGTCGCCAACAGCTTGGCACCATGGTTGGGACACCCTGATCTATTACAGTTACAAGGTGTGATTGATTATATGTACCAAGCAGACTGGCATCACCTATGGGGAGAGTTTATGGAGCATACTTCTCGCCTGGATGAAATGCGATTGGAATCATTGACAGATGCAGAGCCAGGATTCAAAGGATGGGTCTGACTTATACTATAAATATCACGAAAGGCATGGATATATGAAATTAGGAATTATTGGAAGCAGTTACAGCGTGGGCAGTCATGTGAACCCTGCGACAAACAAAAGTGATTTGGTGCTACCGTTTGAACATTGGTTTGATGGTATTGACGTTGTCAACGCAGCATGCGCAAGCAAAGGTACAGAATTATATTTGAATAAAGTGGTGTATCTTAAAAAACACCATGGCATCGACACGCTATTAATGGAGTCGGTAAATAATCGCAGCATGCTAAACACGCATACTGGCCCGCAATCATATGATGTCATCAAACACAATGAAAATATTGACGAGATGGTGTGTGATGTCTACCGAGACAGTAGGAGTATGTTTGCATACAAGCGTTACCTGCATCAAGAAATGGATTATGAAAATTATGGTACACTCGCAGAGTACAATATTTGGAAAGAGTTCCAAATGAATATTGCTGCGCCTGTGCCTATGAATGAGTTTTGGGCAATTACTGACATGGCACAGACAATTGATTTGTGTAAAATGTTGGGGATTAATGTCATTACATGGGCCAATAGATGGCATATGGAAGAGCAACCCAGTTTCATAAATGCAATGCAGGATCAGACATATGTTAAATTTGGTAACGAGTTTAATGCATATGATTATTATTCCAAAAAATATGATCCAGATAGTATACGATGTGATTCGTCACACTTTACTGATGCTGTCAATCAGGAGATGGTTGCTGACTTTATTATGCCTGCATTATTGAATGGGTGACGTAACGCCACTGACTAATTATGCACACTTTGTAGAGCTAACAGCACAGTTCGACGCAGAACATAGCACTACAACATACATTGCCAAAATGAATTTAAGCACAATTAACGAGTTGTTCTTTCAACGCAATCCATGGTTTTCAATTGAATGCTTGGTGAACGATGTGTTCTGTACCTCTAACATTGTATACAGCGATGACACAGAGATATTGCGTGACTATAGGTCAAAGTTATATGCCTTTTATCATATTGTCAAGGATATTCAAAATGGCATAGGGCTTATACATCCAATCAACCTACATTACTTTGGTAAAAAAGTGGGTATGCATCCTGGTAATACCAGATTGCATTTTATGCACCAATATCATAATGAGTTGGACGTAATTATAACTGACTACCCAGACACTATAAAAACAGATCACCCCCAATGTGTGTTTGAATCTGTTGACAAGCATGCATTTGAATTACCAGGATTGGCATTCTTGACCAATGTTGCAACACTGGCCGGCGGCCCCAGAAGCATATATAACACTGCTGGTGGTTCAGTGCCCTATAAAGAATGTAACCACAGCACCACAGCAGGCATTTGGGGCCTCTCAGGCAACACTGCGCCAGTGTTGCAATATGAATACAACAATAATGTAGTATATGTCAACGGTGAGAAAATCTTATACCGACAATGTGACAAATGGTGGTTTGACATATAACTAAATATCACGTGGAGAAAAATACAAATGACTGACAAGAAATTACCAAGCGAAACATTTTGCATCCTGCCATGGGTGCATCTCAGCACCAGACCTGATGGCCAAGTAAGGGTTTGCTGTACAGCCAACGCCAGCAGCGTAGGTCCCACCAATGATAAAGTTCATGGTGGCAGTGTGGGCGTACTCAAGGACGAAAATGGCAAGCCCAACAACTTAAATGTCAGCGACTTTGAAACAGCATGGAACAGCACTTACATGCGCAATGTTCGCAAGCAGATGTTGGCAGGTGAAAAGCCAGCCAGTTGTATGAAATGTTACAAAGAAGAAGAAGCAGGGCACAACAGCAAGCGCATGTGGGAAACCAGATACTGGGGCGAGCGTGTAAACTTAGACGAATTATTGGAAAACACTGATGAAGACGGCAGCGTGCCTGCACAATTGGCCTACATTGATTTGCGCTTTGGTACAAAATGTCAGCTGGCCTGTGTGATGTGCAGTCCGCACGACAGTTCAGGTTGGATCAAAGAACACACTAAAATGCATCCACAGGTAAAAAACAAAGCCCTCAAAGAAACAATGGGATGGCAGGACAAAGGCAGCACCAACGGTAGCAGCTATAACTGGCACAAGCAAAACCCCACATTCTGGAAACAGTTCTATCAACAAGTACCACACATGAAGCAATTGTATTTTGCTGGTGGTGAAAGTTTAATTATTGATGAACATTACGAAATTTTAGAAGAAGTGATCAGGCAAGGACACGCTGGTAACATGGAGTTACGTTATAATTCCAATGGTGTGGAATGGCGCGACGACTTGTTTGATCTTTGGAAACATTTCAAGCTGGTGCGGTTTCATTACAGTGTTGATGACATTGGTGAGCGCAATGAGTATGTTCGTTATCCCAGCAAGTGGGATCGCACCAACGAAGTGTTCCACATATTAGATTCACAAACTGGTGACAATGTGGAAATTACAGTCGCATGCGCTGTGCAAGCACTCAACATATATTACATTCCAGATTTTATTAAATGGAAGTTAACCCAAGGCTTCAAGAAAATAAACATGTGGCCATTTGGTGCAGGTGGTGTCAACTACCATTTCGTATACCACCCACCACACTTGAATGTCAAGTCATTACCCAACTGGTTCAAAGACGAAGTTGAACGCAAGTATGAAGAATTTTACCCATGGTGGGAAGCCAATTGGGAGTTGGGTGTGCCCAGCTGGCACACGGGTAAAGTTGATTATGAAACATGGCGTGAAGCCAGTTATGGTATTCCCAGACTACAGGGCATGGTTAACTTTATGAAAAGTGAGGATTGGAGTCAACGCATGCCAGAACTCAAAGAGTATATTGCACTTATTGACAAGACACGTGATTTGGACTTTGCAAAAACCTATCCAGAGATGAAGGGAATTTTTGATGACGAATGATTGGTTACACTGTCCCATGAGCTATGCAGTGTATAAGTTTCAACCAGAAATTGGTGAATTCTCTGCATGCTGCGATGCAACTGCCTATAAATTTGACTTAGAACTATTTCAATCACTAGGCAGTGACTATTTTGAAAAGCACCCAAAATTAATTAAACGCAAGGCTGCACTATACAATAATCAACGACATGGTGATTGTACACAATGCTGGAAAAAAGAAGACACTGGACTCACTAGTATGCGACAGCAGCAAGGCCCAGAGTACACTATGCTGGCAGGCAACGAAGATTTGTCTTTCCAGTCAGCATATCCAGGACGCATTGAGATGTGGATGAACAGCACTTGTAATTTAGGGTGTTTTATGTGCCATCTAGGCAACTCAAACACGCTACGCAAAATATGGCATAGTGATCGTGACTCATTTGGCAACGATGGCAAAGGGTTTACCCAGTATGTTAATAATTCAGAGTATATGCAAAATGACCAGCATCAACTATTTGTAGATGCCATTTTAGAGTTTACAACCAAGCATATTCGTGAAGCCAGGATAAACGATTTAACTATTGCGTATTTGGGAGGAGAACCCACACTACATAGTGAAATGTATGACCATGCTGACCATTTTATTGAAGCAGGACGGCAATCTATAAAAGATGGTAAGAAGTTGGTAATTGAGTTTACCACCAACGGTACAAGTAAAGACAAATTGAACGAACGCTTTTATCGTATGTTTGCAAAATATAAAGCTGCTGGATGGCAAGTGTGTATGAAGTTAAGCCAAGATGCGGCAGGGTCTTATGCACAAGTACGTCACGGCGCAGATTTTGAACAGATCAAGCGTAATTTTGGCAACTGGATGTCTGCTGATTCAGATGTAGATCAAGTGGATAGCTTTTCAGTTATCAGTGCGCTGAATTTACCTTATATTGATGTGATGGCAGAATACATTGAAGAAGTAGTGCATGCAAAATACAGTCCCAACAAACATCTGTCTATACATTTTAACACTCTTATTGATCCTGCATGGATGCAAGTCAAACATGTACCTAAACGCTTCGTCACACACCCTGCGGCCACAGCTGATAAAATATTCACAGGGCTGTCCAACAAGTATAATAATTTGACTTATAACCAGAGTTTATTTAAAAATATCGTCAGCAACACTGTAGACACAGTGTCTGCAGTAGATGCCAAATATTTCTTTGATAACTTAGACTATGTAAATACAGTATACCAAAAAACTTATCCGGCGTGGGATTTCTTTAGTACATTTCCACACTTAAATGAGTATGCAACAGAATATGGGATTAAATAATGGGCTTGTGTGCAATCGACGATAAAACAGAAAAACAATTGATGGTAATCTGGGACTTGGGCCGGCGCTGCACATTTGCGTGCAGCTATTGTCCACCCCACCGCAAAAACAATTGGAGTGAGACAGCTGGACTGGACGAACTAATTGCCACTGCTGACAGTCTTGAGCGTTATAGTGAAATTTATAACGACAAGCGTGATAAAAAATTCCGTGTCGCTGCCAGCTTCACTGGTGGTGAACCCACCGTTAATCCAGCCTTCTTTAAGTTCTTGGAATATCTGCAGGTGAATTATCCACATTGGAAACGCACACTAACAACCAACGGTTTTTATTCTGATCGCAAGTTGCGCACAGTTATGGCCAACACAAATTTTACAACTGTGAGTTGGCACTGCGAAGGCACACCCCCACAAAAGGCACAAGTGTACAAAAATCTACAAACCATGCTGGATGAAGGTTATGGTTTTAAAATCAACATCATGTTTCATGAACAGGACAATTACTTTACTGAATGTGTGGAATTAGCAAAATGGTGTGATGATAATGGTGTGGGCTATACACCACGTGTTATTGGCGATCAAGGTGACATCAAGCAAGGCCTCAAAGACAAAACTGTACATGAATACACCCCTATACAATTGGCATGGATGAAAAATTACTGGGCAGCTAAAAAACTCAAGCATGCCAAGCCTGCACATGAAGCAAGTGACATGTTGACACGCCCAGAAGAGGTGGACGCCCGTCCAAAGACAAATCAAAAGAGTGTGGGACAAAAAATTGGCCGGCCGTGTTGTGGCGGTAGAGAGTTGGATCTCAAAGATGACGACACATGGACAACTGGTTCGTTTGTAGAGAACAACAACTTCAAAGGATGGAGTTGCATGATTAATTGGTATTTCCTGTACATCCATCAGGAAGTAAATCAAATTTGGCATCACCAAACCTGCCAAGTAAACATGGAAGGTGAGATTGGACCAATATGCAAGGTCAGTGAATTTGACCAGTATTGCGATCAACTACAAGCAACAATGGACACAGGCGAGATTCCATATATCACCTGTCCAAAATCACATTGTGGGTGTGGGTTATGTGTGCCCAAGGCAAAAAATCCAGCATTAGCTGAGGCAATCTTTGAAAGCCATGCACCTGGAATCACACCTGTGCCCATGGAAATGAAGGAAATTAACACCAAAGGCACATTGAAGAATGTGGTGTATAAATTTGACGAGGACAACGGTAATGAAACTATCTGACAACAATGGACAAACCATAGACTTTCTTATACCAGATGAAACCAAAACCATCGGGGTGAATTGCAGCGGCGGAGCCGACAGTGCCATACTATTGTATATGGTGTGTGAATATATAAAAACACATAAGATGGAAACATCAGTGGCTGTACTCACATGCGCCAACGATGCAAAGCACAGATGGAATGCTCGCAAAGCTGCTGATGTGATAAATTATACTATTGATCGATTACAATGGAATCAAATTGACATCCATTATGCTTACTACCGTTCACGACAGGAAACCACACACTTTCATAAAGTAGAAGGTGAATTATTTGATGACAATAGAATTGATATGCTGGTAGCTGGTATTACTGCCAACCCCAAACTTCAATCCATGGTGGTCAACAGTGCAGGTGAAGCAGTGGACCTTGCCGTAGATGCGTTAACGGTACGCAATGTAGATGCACAACCTGTGGACTTTAACAGTCGTTATGTTACACCGTTTGTCAATGTTGACAAGAGATTTGTTGCCAGTATGTATCAACAATATAATGTGATGGACTTGCTGGATCTCACACGCAGTTGCGAATCACTACCTGACGCAGGTACACCATTCGATCCGGAATTTGAAAAGAATCCTTGCGGACTTTGTTGGTGGTGCCTGGAGCGTAAATGGGCATTTGGGAGATTTTAATGGCAGGCGACAAATTTATATGCAGTAAAATGTTCACAGACATGAACATCAAGTTTCCATATGATGGACTAAAAAATTGCTGCAAGTCAACTGATTATATTATTTCTGACGACGAACTAGATGCTCTTAGTCGTGAAGGCAAAAATGTGTTGACGCACAACGCAGAATATCAACGCCGCAAACATGAAATGGTGGTTAATAATCAGCTGCCTGATCGCGGATGTGATACATGCATCCGCACAGAACCAAATTCACTATTCAGAAGTTGGAATATTTGGCGTGATGATTTACCCAGTAACGAACAGTTATTAAACGGTGATAATTTTACAACATATGAGTTTGTATTGTCAAGTGCATGCGATTTGAAATGTGTGTATTGCTCTGAAGATGACAGCACCAGCTGGGCCAAAGAGCTGGGCGTACCTGTTAACAAAGGCAACACCAAGTGGAAAGATAAAATTTTAGCAGACTTAATCACACATTTGAAGGCCAAACAATACATTGCTGGCAAAGATTATTTCTTTTTCTTCTCAGGTGGTGAGCCCACGTACAATACAGAAACGTTGCCATTAATTATGGAAATTATTGATATTGTGCCTGCCCCCACTATTATTATTAGCACCAACATTAATATGAAATTAAAAATAATGGATAGGTACCTTTCAGCAGTACAGGATAATCCAAATGTACAGTGGACTTTTGATTGTAGTATTGATGATATTGGGGCGCATGCTGAGGCTGTACGATACGGGCTCGACTGGGACAGGGCAATAGCAAACATAAGGCGGATAATGGAACAGCCCAACGCAAAAGTTAGAATCAGCCCCACAGTTAATATGTACAGCTTACCGCAAATGTTTGCATTTGTCAAGTATTTTCACGAACTATTCATAGAATGTAATAGAGCAGATTCAAGTATTTTTAATTTTAATATGGTGCAAGAAGATAATCTCAGTCCTTGGAGCATGCCATTAGAATATGCTCCAATATTAGATGCTGCTATTGAATATTGTGAGGTTCACAATCTTAAGTTTGCAACACATTTACGGAACGTGCAAAGACTAATTGGTACTAAAATTAACCGTACAACAGTGACTCATGTAGAAGCAAAATGGAGTTATTTTATGGCTCGTCGACCAGATACTGACTGGCCTGCACTATTCCCCCATATTGAAGATATTATTACAACCTTAAAATTAGTCAAGGATTGACGCTACGACAGTGGCGGCGAACATTGCATGAGATTTTGGTCCTTGATGTGGTGAACCACTCCCTGCATCACAGCCAATGTCTATAATGCAACTATCCCAATACGCATCACATATTTTATCCTGCCATACTGGATTGGTAACCTTGGTATATTTGATATATTCTCTGTGTCTGCAGGCATCTGCAAACCTAATGTGATATTGAATAGCATTGTAGTTTAAAAAATAAAATATATGATCAATGGCCTCAGCCTCCATTTTCAGCAGGTGCTGCTCGCCTAATAAGTCATAAAAGCAATCAGTGTTGTGAAGATGAGCTGGCTGATTTATTCCTGGTTGAATATTTGAGGGGCTAGTACCATCAGAATACACTGTATACCGTCCAAAATATGTCATTAATACTACTGCTATATCACCTGGTTGCCATGAAAAATGTATGATGTCATGCATTATGCCGTATGTACTATTACCAGGATAGGCAGCGTTTACCACAGGCAATGACATGGAATTGCCAACAATTGCTGGCCATGCAAATTTACTGGCAACTTTTCCAGCGTTGCTACCATCAGCACTAATACAATCTGACAGGCCCTGACCATATGTGTTGCTGCACCCAAAGGCAATTATACGATGTATCATGCCAATATTTAGCCATAAGTAATGCTATAACATTATAGGAATATACAATGAAAATATTAATCAGCGGCAACGCCCACGAGGGACTGAGTGCAGCCATAGGCAGGTTGTATCCTGACCAAGTGACGTTTGCCAGCCGTACCACAGGATACGAGTTAACCAATGATGCTGGCCGTGATGCATTTTGTGATTCAGCTGTTGACACAGACGTGATCATCATCTGCGCAGCACTGTGGAGATTTCAGCAAACTGTACTGCTGGAAGCTGTTAGCAAGCGTCTGCGCTCGGAGATGAAGTCTCCGCACATAATCGTCGTAGGTAGCACCACTGATCGTGTAAAGAATGGCAAACCCTGGTTGTACAATGCCGAAAAGAAGGCCTTGCGTGATTTCAGCAACACACTCAGCATAGGCGGAGTTTGGACTGATGGTTTGCCCAAGGTATCATACATCAGTTTTGGTACCTTGTCCAACAACCAACACAAACATCCAGACCGTAAATGTCTGGATATTGACGAAGCGGCTGGTTACATTCAGTGGTTGATTTCCCTACCCAAACATGTTAGTATAAACGAAATAAGTATCGATCCCTTGCAAGGAGACTAATTCGATTATGCGGCATTATAAAATTCATCCCAGTCATTTGAGGAAATCTAAATACCCTCATGCAGGCGATATTACTTGTACCAAGTGCGGATTTCGCATGCTGGTGGCGTACTTCGACACTGCAGAAGGAAAGCTGCCATGTATTAAAAATGGCGGCAGGTTGACAATCGTTATGCCCATGAAAGAAACATAATGCGTTATATGCACCCCAGTCATGAAGTAGAAACCAGTCATGAAGTAGAACTAAATGGGATCAGCACTGCGAGATGTAAGAATTGTAGTTGTTTTATATGGACACATCGCTCGGACGAGCTGCGACTGTTTGAACAACATTGCCTAAAAAATACCAAAAAGATAACTATAATCTGGCCCAAGAAGGAACCATAATGCTCCATCATCCCAGTCATGAAATAGACACATCTGTCCCAACTGAAATTGGGTCCTGTGTGCATTGTGATTTTATTATGTGGCCACATGCCTGGCTGGATAAAAACCCTCACGACAGTCCGCAGTTTCGCCCTTGTCCCCAAAACACCAATACATTTACTATCATCATGCCCAAGAAAGAAACATAATGCCCCGACCTCGCAAAATCCATCCCAGCCACAACATGACCAGGGATACCGCTTTTCTGACCTTAGCTGGTGTTCCACCACGGCTTGGAGGTAGATGGTGTGAGTCGTGTCGTGAGCGTTGGATCACTCATCTACAACACCCTTGCAAACATAACACCAACACAATGACAATGACTATATTTTTGCCACGGAAACAAACATAATGGCGCATTACACTCATGATATGCGATACAATCCAGGATGTGATTGGGTTCAGTGCCAAAACTGCCGGATGTACGTGGCCAGGGAAGATCAAGTATCAGAATTTAGGAAAGTGCACCTTAATCAAGTTTGTAAACATAGCATAGCTGGTGGGTTTCGTATACAGCTATTAAGGAAACAGCTATAATGAAACACTTTCGGCCGCACCCAAGTCATATCATAGACGATGTTGCCCATCCATTAATACTCTTGGGAATCAGTTGGTGTAAATATTGTCGCCGCCAGGATACATCACTGGAAATTATGGGGCAGTGTACGCATTCCAAGTCATTTATGATCGTATTATCCCAGAAAGTCCGCGATGCAAATTAAAGTTATATATCATCCCAGCCACAATGTGGTTTACGATGAGCGGGCGCGATACTTGCCATGGTACTGTACACATTGCGGGGTGCCTATCACCATTGGCTCGATGCGCGGCCCGAAACCATGCCCAGTAAATTGCCAAACAATAACTATTCAATTGCCAACAAAGGTGAACATATGAGTTTACATCCACCCCATAGTCTGCTATATCATAGGCCACTTGTGACACCCGAAGAATTTGGTGTAAAAATTCACAATAGTCACCACATGGACGTTAAAATATCGTCTGATGGCGTAACAAAATTACATGCACCACACTGCATACATTGTGACGCTTCTCGTAGTTGGTTGTTCAGTGTTCGTGACGTTACTGCACCGTGCACCAACTGTAGACAGTTGACAATTAGGTTGGGTAGCAATGGGTCAACAGCATGAAAAAATATAAGATTGACCGCAATTTTCCAATCCATACCAGTCATGACATGATTGAATTGTACCCAGGTGGCGATTTCCGTATATACGGATGTAACAACTGTGGTGAAACAGAGATACTTCAAGTACTGTCAGATAAACTGTCCGCAACGTGTACCAACATCAGCAACTCTTTGACCATTGTGCTGGGCAACACTGATGCATAAACCAATCCACCCCACGCACCATGCTCAACGCCTTCTAAACTTTGATGATGGGTGGGTGTGTCGCGATTGCGGCAACTTTAATGTGGGTGGTATGGATAAGTTGCCGGGCACTATGAAATTTATATGTCCACACAATACCAACACGTTTGTCATCCATTTGGGTAAACGTGCAGATGCATAAACGTCACCACCCCACCCATAAAATAGCCTTTGATTATATCGATGGTGAGTACATCTGTCGTAATTGTGGTATTGAGGCCTGGCAAACTCACCCAGATGGTGAAATGGCATTTGCTAATGTATGTGCTGCGGCAATTGTGTGTTCATTACCCATAGCGATGCCAACAAGGAAATGAGTATGATTCATCCCAGCCATGATGTAAGTGTATCCATAAAAGGGTATCCTGTTCTGTTGCAGTGCTATAATTGCAATCACATCACATTGCGCCCTGATGAGTACAGCAGACTGACTGCACGGTGTACCAACAATCCAAATAAGATAACTATAACTATGCCCAGGAGAATAAATGACAGATGACTTAAAATGGAGTGAATACGACTTCACCAAAATACCATTCGACGATATTGTAAGTGTGGGTCAGCGTACAATGTTGTACCGTGACTTGTTCACTGTGAGTTGGTTGTTGGGGATAAATACTTAGCGAAACTACAAGAAGCGACAACTCCTTATAGTTTCTAAACATTGCAAACTATGTGGAGGATAACAATGTCTAAGTATATTTATATCGTGTATAAAACTATAAATTTAGTAAATAATAAGTTTTATATAGGAAAACACCGCCAACAAAATGATGAGTTCGACGGATATCTCGGCAGTGGGATATTAGTAAGCAAGGCTGTAGCTAAATATGGGCGTGAGAATTTTATTAGAGAAACCATTGGTGTATTTGATACAGAAAATGACTGCTATCAAGCCGAATCCAAAATAATTGGTGATTTATGGAAAGAACGAAGTTGTTATAATTTAGCGCCTGGTGGTGACTGTGGTGTGGCAGAAACAAAACAAGAATGGTGGAATAACAATCCAGACGCAAAAGAAAACCGTAAACAAGATTGGGAAAATAATAATCCTTCTAAAACTCGCGCAGGACGCCAAAGAATTCAAAAATCAAATAAAAATAGAATATGGTCAACTGATGCAAAAGAAAAATGTGGATTACCTCATAGAGGAAAACCAAAGCCAAGAAAAATTTGTCCACATTGTGATAGATCAATAGCAATTAATTTATTTGAAAGGTATCATAATGATAAATGCAAGGAGAAGAAATGAATAAAGATCTAAAATGGAGTGAATATGACTTCACAAAAATACCATTTGACGACATTGTAAGTGTAGGGCAACGAACTATGTTGTATCGTGACTTGTTCACTGTCTCATGGCTTTTAGGAAGGTTTTGTAATTACCGCTGTTCGTAAACATAATGCGACTTCATACAGCGATGTATGTCGAATAATCCCTTTAATTGCTGGAAACTCCCATTCAAATAGGACAATCAGCAGCCAAGCTCTTAGTAGAGAAGGTTCAACGACTAGTCGAAAGACGTACACTCAAGTTAGTGGAAACGGGGGACAACTCAAGTAGTTGATGATATAGTCTAATCTATATGGTAACATATAGCAGTTCATAAGAGAACGGGATAGAATTAACGACTCTATTTGAATATAAATGATTGTTGGCCATATGCCCGCAGCAACACCAAGGACCATCGTCCCACTGATGTTTGCCTGAGTACAATTGATGAGATCAAACGTCAGGCCAGAGAAAATGGCTTCAACAGCTTTCACTTCAGCTTGAGCGGTGGTGAGCCCACGTTCCATCCTGGCTACTTGGACATTCTAAAACACTTGGCAGACGATGTAGACAACACAAACTACACCAGTATCCATATGACCAGTAATTGCAGCCGCCCCATGAAATGGTTTGAAGAATATGTTGAATGTGCAAAGCCATTCCATCGTGCCAGCATCACTGCCAGTTTACACACTGAACATTTGGACACAACTGAAAAACTGCAAGGCTTTGCAGACAAGTTGATTTATTGTCAACAGCATGATGTGCAAGTTACAATCAACATGGTGATGGTGCCTGACTGGTTTGACAGAGACTGGGAAAACGCATTGTTTTTCCACAATCAGGGTATCAATGTCACACTCAAGCCCATGAGTGATCCAACTGCCAGCAGGGTGGTTGATGGTTACACAGATCAACAAATGAAGAGTCTGTACAATGGTATGCCACAACGTGGTTATACAGAGGCCAGACGTATATGGCAAGATCGTCCAAAACCTGACTTCCAAGTACCAGCCCATGCTGAAGGTGAAACCAACGACAAAAGTGTGCCGTGGCATATGCAAGTCGAGTTCAAAGACAGCACAGGCAAGAAATGGTACATGGATCAAGCCGAACGTTTTAACGCGTTCAACTTTAATAAATTTGAAGGTTGGATGTGCAACAGTGGCTATCAGGGTATTATTATTCGTGAACCAGATGGCAGCATCAAGCGCAGTTACAGTTGCCAAGATGCGCCGTTGGGGAATATCGAAACTGGATTCAAACTATTTGGCGCACCCAAGGTGTGTATTAGTAAAGCCTGTGTGTCAAGTGCAGACAGCAAAATACCCAAGAGAAAAATATGAGTATCCATCCTCGCAATCACACAACCAACCGTTATCCAATATACACAGAGCTGTTTGGTAATGATGACTGCACTGTGTTTGATTTTGGTGGCAACCATGGCGGGCTGTTGCATTTTTCTCAAGGCGCAATAAAAGAGTCATCGTACACTTGTTTGGATGTGAGTGCAGATGCTGTTGATATGGGGGCTGTAGAATACCCTGAAGCATCATGGAATCATTATGACAGATTCAATTGGGCATACAATCACACAGGCAACACAGATATTATTTTTCCTGATATTGATAAGAATCAAGATCATATATGGGCATACAGTGTTTTCAGCCACACAGACTATAACGAATTTTTAACCACTATACAATGGTTGATGACATTTAATTATAAGAAAATAGCACTGAGTTTCCTGGATATCAATGGATACAATGTCAAGCAATATTTTATGGACAAGCGTTTAAAAACATACGGATTGACTGTTGACTTGCATGCTGTGGATGTTGATGATATGTTTTACTTCATTGATCATAATTATATTGAAGCCTCACAGGTTAACAGTCCACAACATGGCTGTGAGTTATTCTTGGCATTTTATAATATACGATGGTTACTAGCCCAGCTGGCAACACACGATATATCAGCTACTGTGCAATGGACAATGGAATCTGATATTCCATTTTTAATAATCAAGGCAGAAGATAATGTTAATTAAAACAATTGGAACAGTCGATATCACACGACTACTATTGGAAGTACAACACCTTATAGATGCTAATTCCAAACAATTGATGCTGCAAGGCGTCGCAGGTGAATCATCAGATTATGGCACTGGCTATATTGCAGGCCTCAAACATGCAGAGTCAGATTTCATTCATGAGTTGCATCATACGCCATATTTAAATACCATAATGCAGTCATATGGGATGACTAGGACACGGCTGTTGAGACTAATACCCACTGAATGTTATTCATACCATGTGGATCCCACACCGCGTGTGCATATACCGTTGATAACTGATGAAAACTGCATGGCAGTTTTGGAAGATACCATATACCGATTACCTGCAGATGGCAGTGTGTATTTTGTTGATACCACCCGCCGACATACATTTCTCAATGCTGGTGATTATGACAGATTTCATATAGTTGGCATAGCGCCTGCGCGATAGTCGTACTGTCCAACAAACACGGATAGTCATGTGTAATTTTACTATCTGAATGATATCCCCATGATATATATTCGCCTGCACCGTACAACTGATGCACAAGCAACAGGGCCGTTTTATTACGGTGTTCATCTGTGTATTCACTTGACACGGCGTGCTTTGTTATGTTGGTGCCGATGCTGACTATACGTTTGGCGTCACCATATTCATTATAATATTCCAATAGCAATTGGGCTTGACCATCAGCTGCATTTGCGTTATTAATCAATAAATCCATGTGCGCACACTCAGTGATAATTTGTTGGCGTGATGACGCACACGTGATGTCATAACCATTGTGGCGACTGAATCCATGCACAATGTCTCCGTGCGACTCAAAGTAATTCTTTATCAGTGGCCCAAAGCCTTTAGTGTGCCCTGTCAAGCCAATGATCATCTGGCACCTCCATGGTTACCCATTGTCTGTAATTCATTACAATCTCCTCGCCTGCGGTGATATCTTGATTGGCAACCCAGCTGGCCTCACCATCCCAATCCACATTATAATTATTTAGACTGTGGTTGGTACGGCTGTTGTTTTCATTTTGATATATGTTACCGTCAATGAATAACACTATGGTGCCAGCTGAAATATTGTCGACTGCAAACCGCCCCACGCCTTGTATGGGACTTGCTTGCACCATAGTGTCAACGTACCACGTGGTCATGATATGTCCCTACACTTTTTTCAATCAAAGCGGTGTGCCGGTCAGTATCCAACCAACCCACTACAAACAACAAAAGTCTGTTGTCATCGTTTTCAGTCTTGTTGACACCGTGCATGCTACCATACGATTTTAATGCAAAACAGTCTGTGGATTCTGGAACTTCAGTGGGAATGTGTTGCGTGACTTCACCATAAGTCAACTTACCGTCAATAACAGTGGGTTCACCATCAGTCAAATACAAGCTTTTTCTGTCACCTTCAATAATCATTCTATAGCCACATGGTTCTGTGTTCAGCTGGTGATCTCTAAACTCACGTGTGATGGCATTAAAATCTTTCCGGGGACCATCATAATCAAGGTAGTTATCATCCACATGTGGCTTGACATCACGATTGGCACGGATCAATTTCATCAACACCACTCCAGTGAATGGAAAGTGTTCAGCAACATACTCTACTAATTCTGTGTGAACAGGTTGGATGGGCATGGGATCATGAAATGGTATGGTGCGATCCCTGATGGTGATGTATTCTTCACCCCAGAAATAGAAGTCAGTGTCAGGGGCAAATTCGTCGAGTACTTTTTGTTTGTGTTGGAATTTAGGTAAATCCAAGGGCAGAAATCTTATCGCTGACGTCATCGTATGTCTCCTTAAAGCTGAGTTGATATGTTATTCGTTCACCGTGACCCTGGTTATTGACGCCATGCAAAATATCACCACTGGTGGGATACAGCACAGGCCCGTCAGCCAAAGAAAAGCTGGTGAGTTTGTTGTGATCGCGATCGTAAAGATCAGTGTATGTGTTGGCAAAGTCACCAACCATGGGAATCATGATTGCACATTTTCTATTGCCAGTGTTATACAACCAATCACAATAAAATTCATTGGGATGATTAATTTGTTCAGCAAGTATGCTGTCTTCGTGTGCGGGCAAATTATAGCCCGCATCAACTTTTACAAAGCCCGAAGTAATGTGGTTGCTCCATGCATACTTACATTCAGTTGGGCCATCTGATATGCGCTGGCCCTCCAGTGAATACCATTGCACTGATTGCAACAACTGTTGAATATGTGCTGCATCGTAGAAATTATCGTTTAGTCTGAGGAATAAATCCTGGCCATCCTGCAATACTGTCTCTCCTTCCACTACACGGTTCCACCGCGTGGGCAATGCCTGTACGCATTATAACACAGGTATTGCGCTGGGGCAAGTAGGAAATAGTTTCTGGTGCAAACGTAATTGCAAACATTGATTGCATTTCCTTGAATCCTGTGCTACTAATATGATCTGCTTCACTGGGCAATACAATAGCACCATCATGCTCGTCAGTGAGATACATGATATAAACATACTCTCCATAAATCTCACTGTTTTCTGTGTGCAACGCATAACTGTCATCTTTTTGGAATCGCTTGTACTGCATTGCCAATTTTGATTCTGGCGCTGGCAAATTAATATCCAAATGATGTTGAATACTATCGTATATGGGCTGAAACACTGGAATGGATAGCACACGATAACTCATATCTGTATCGGCCATCAGCGGCGTCATGTCTTTGTTGTTGACATGTAACATTTTAGCATCAGATGCCATATAGGTTGTCTGCAAATAATTCAAGTCTGCGTCAGACAAGAAGTTGTTTATCGCCCAAACCTGTCCGTGTACTAAAGTCTGTAAACCACTCATATATTTCTTCCTTGTTATCGAAGGCAGCTAGTTTGTCGCCTATGTTCTGTTTAAATGGCAATTTTCCATTTGCCGGCATCGTGTATATATCTTCATACCAAATGTGAGTTTCGCATAAAAATTTACGATTGTCAAACTCCACCAGTCGTTGTGCTAATTCATCAAACCATTGTCGTTGATAATGGCCAGTGTGAGACAATCCGTTGTTACCCTCAGCGTCAAAGCTTGCCCATTTATCAGTGAGATATCCTATCCCGTAACTCAAAAATTGCTGAAACTTATCATTGCGCTCCACCAATATAACTGGTTTGTCTGCTATGAAATCCCAAATCACATCACTCATCTCTGTACCTGTGTGCAGTTTGAAAACAGAGTCATCAGTGAGAGTGTGAATGCGATCTTGTGTTTCTTGATCAACGTCATCTGTGTGATAAAAGTCAGGATGGAAATACTCACCTAATTTTTTAGGCATATGGTAAACGCTGTTGGGTGTTTGATTGGCGTACCACTGTGCTACAAAACTTGTGCCTGTTCGGGGTGTACCCACAATTATTTTCATTTCAATAGTTTGCCTGCATGATAAAGATCCACATATTCATTAAACGTGATGTCCTCTGTTAATTCAATTTGCATAAACAATCTAAATTCATTTAACGGATTTTCTACCCAATGTTCAATAGATGTATCCACCAGGGTTGCCCCATCGTAGTGCAGGTTGCCAGCATCAAAAATGGTGGGAATATTGCTTTTATTTATTAATGGTATTGTAATTACAGATCCTCTTCCCTGATCAGAATGACGAGTGACATCTTCCCAATTGGAATAGTAATAGATTATTCGAAAGTAATCAGTATTGATCTGTGAAACGATATTACCAATACAATCAGGCATTTCTTCTAGCAATAAGAAGTGCAAGCCGGCATGACTATTCTTCTTAAGGGTTGCACTATGATCGTGGTAATATTGAATTACGACATCAGGATCAGCAATCTTGAGATCAATTTTGAGATGTAAGTTATTCATTTTACAGTTGCAACTGACGAATACACGTTGTCACATTGCCATAGAAGATTGGGTTTGTTGTACAGCACAG